TTATAATATCATACAAGAAACCCAAACCTTAACTGGGACAACCCCAATTACAACAGATAATACTTATTTTAGAATTAACGATGTTGTTTGCGTAGCAGGAAATGCGGTTGGCACTATTACATTAAAGGTTGGTGCGAATACTTACGCACAGATTAATCCGGGAACTGGTAGAGATCAAAAAGCTGTCTATACCGTACCTAAAGGATACTGCTTTTTTCTACAACGTATTGATGCATTCTGTACTGATGCAAATGGTGGTAAAGCTGCAAGATTTAGAAACTTTATTAGATCCGCAAATGGTAGAGAACTTAGAGTAGCTGATACAACATTTTTTGAGAATATGCAGATCCTTAGACAAACACCATTTAAGTATGATGAAAAGACAGATATTGAAATGCAATTGATATCATTATCCGGTTCAACATTTGGATCAATATTCGCCGAAGGTATTTTAGTAAAACTTTAAAAATGTTGTTGACAATTGAAATTAAATCAAATATAATAAGATATGGAAAATTTTAGAACACATATAACAGAACAAAAAAATACTCATATGACTCACATCGAAGATAAGGTTATCTACGGTGGCGTCAAAGGTACACGTCAAGCCATACTTGCTTTGCGAGAGCTTCGTGATATGTTAAGAGGAGTACATGATGGTAATGTCTCTGTTAAGTGGGATGGTGCTCCTGCTATTTTTGCTGGCACTGATCCTCGTGATGGTAAATTCTTTGTCGCCAAAAAAGGAATCTTTAATAAGAATCCTAAAGTCTATAAGTCTAGTGCTGACGTGGATGCTGATACTTCTGGTGATCTGGCTGCTAAGCTTAAACTCGCACTAAAGCATTTACCTGCTTTAGGCATTAAAGGCGTTGTACAAGGCGACTTTTTATTTGGTCCTGGTGATATTAAGACTAAGAAAATAAAGGGATCGTCGTATGTTACATTTCATCCAAACACTATCGTATATGCGTTGCCTAGCGAGTCGGCTGGAGCTAAGGCTGTTAAGTCTGCAAAGATTGGAATTGTGTGGCACACTACCTACACGGGTAACTCCTTTGAAACTATGCGAGCTTCATATGGAGTTGACGTATCCAAATTTAACACAACCAGAGCTGTGTGGTCGCAAGATGCAATGCTCCGGGATCTAAGCAAAGTTACTATGAGTAAAAAGGACACAGAGTATGTTAATGAACTTCTTTCAGAAGCTGGGTTTCTCTTCAACAAAATCGCTGGATCGACTCTTAGGCAGCTCGAGAATGAGGAAGAGCTACCGCGCCTCATTGAGCAATTCTATAATAAACATGTCAGAAAAGGAACGCTTATCGGAGATTCAGAACGACATGTATCCAAGCTCATTCGTTGGATTAGATTACGTTACGCAAAAGAGATTGCCAAGCGCAAAACAGAAAAAGGAAAATCCGGACAAAGAACTAAGCTAGATAATATATTATCTTTCTTTTCAGAAGAAAATAAAAAATCTTTGAAATATATGTTTGACCTTCAAAAAATTATTGTACTTGCAAAACTTAAACTTATAAATACACTTAATAAACTAGGTAATGTAGATACATTTGTGAAAACAAGCCGAGGTTACAAAGTAACTGGAGCAGAAGGTTATGTAGCAATTGATAAACTTGGTGGTGATGCGGTGAAGATTGTTGATCGTATGGAGTTTTCATACAACAACTTTTCACCAGATATATTAAAAGGATGGGATAAGCCAACGAGGAATTAAATGGCCAAAGCAGATTTTAAAACGTTTCTGAACGTAGACTATACACAAACGGGTGATCCACAGCTGGCATATAATGCTAAGAAAAGAAAAATGGACACACCCACTGGCAATACAGGTGAATCTGTAGAACCTGCAGACGAAGCTCTTTCTATGACTCAACGCAGAGCGCGCTCACGTCAGATGAAAAAGTATCAGGCTCGTCTAAAGGTTGGTCGTAAAAAAGCCTCTATGAAAGTTGCTGATGCAAAAAGATTAGCCAAGAGAGCACAGCGTACAGCACGTCTTGCATTGGCCAAAAAGATTACCAAAGGTATTCCTAAATCTGAACTTACTCCCGCCCGTAAACAAGAGATTGAGAAGAAGCTTGATAAGATGAAGCCTCGTATTAATCGATTGGCCAAGAAGATGCTACCAAAGATTAGACAAGCAGAATTAGGCAAACGGCGCGGATAAAATATGATTAGCAGATTTAGTCAGTTTCTCGTTGAGGAGGAAAAAACCGTTTTCTTCGGCTTCGGTCGAATGAACCCTCCTACTATTGGTCATGGAAAGTTACTAGACGTATTATCTCAAAAGTCTGGACGTAATCCATATAGAATGTTCTTATCACAATCACAGGATAAGAACAAAAATCCCCTTGTATATAAAGACAAAGTAAAACATGCTAGGAAAATGTTTCCTAAGCATGCTCGTTCTATTATGCTTAATAATAAAGTAAGAACTGCTTTAGACGCTTTAGTTATTTTATATAATGAAGGGTTTGTAAATGTTGTGATGGTAGTAGGATCAGACCGCATTAATGAGTTTAATGTATTGTTAAACAAATATAACGGCAAAAATTCACGTCATGGTTTTTATAATTTTAAATCAATTAAAATAATTTCTGCGGGCGAAAGAGATCCTGATTCAGAAGGTGCAGAGGGCGCATCTGCTACTAAACAAAGACAATATGCTAAGGATAATAACTTTACATCCTTTGCACAAGGTCTACCAGCCGCTATGACTAATCCCGATGCTAAGAAATTATTTAATGCTGTGCGCAAGGGAATGGGTCTTAAAGAAGCAAAAGAATTTAAAAATCACATTCAACTGAAACCTGTTTCAGACATCCGAGAATCATATCTTAGAGATAATATCTTTAAGGAAGGTGAACAAGTTGTAATGACTAAACATGGTATTGTAGGTAATATTAAATACCTTGGCACAAACTATTTGATAGTTGAATCAAAAGGTGAGACTTGGAGATGTTGGTTAGATGATGTATCTAAAGTTGATCCTAATGATATTCCCCCAGGACATATAGAAGCTGATTATGGTGCTGATCCTGAACAAGGACCATATAGAAATTTATCGGAAGCAAATCAACCTGAGTGGGGTACACCAGAGTCTACCGCAAAAGCAAAGAAAATGACTCCTGGCCAATTAAAGAAAAGAGAGAAGATTGCAAAGGATCTTCCTGATGCTGATTTTAAAAAACGTTATGGTAAAGACTGGATGTCAGTCAAGATGGCAACAGCTACAAAAATGGCTAAAGAAAATGCCGCCCAAAATGCTGCTATAGCAATCTCCAAACAAAAGTCTGGTAATTATGATAAGGATGGTAATCGTATTAAACCATATGCAGACGGTCGTCCTGCTTCTAAGCATAAGTTTAAAAAATATGATGAAGCCACAACTACTTCTCAAGACAAAGATATAGGTGATCGTAAAGGCACGCAGCCAGCTCGTTATCATAAAGGTCTATCCAAGGCAACTAAAATCGCTAGAGACAGGCATTTCAAAAAAGGTTCTAAGATGGATGATAATGATCCGAGAGCCTATAAGCAAGCTCCTGGTGATAAAACTGCAAAGACCAAACCATCTAAATATACTAAATTCGTTAATAAAATGATGAATCGTGAACATAATTATGCAAGTCCTGAAGATCGTATTGATGCTCATAAAAAACTTAAATCAAAACATGCAGCTGATGGTAACACTAGACTAGCCAAGATGTATGACACAAAAATAAAAAGAGACCAGTAATGATTGGATTAAAACAATTTTTAGAAGAAGGTGCGATGGCAGACAAAGCTAAAGCTTCTGGTATATCTGTTGGTACATTACGCAAAGTATACAACAGGGGTGTCGCCGCTTGGCGTACTGGTCATCGTCCGGGAACAACTCCTCAACAATGGGGCCATGCAAGAGTAAATGCATTTATTGCTAAAAAGAAAAAGGGCACCCTTAACCATGATAAGGATCTAGCATAATGAAAGATTTTAAAAACATAAGAGAAGATGCAAGAGACCCCAGAAGTATGTCATCACAAACACTTTCACGATATGCTAGCACTCCTGGTCATCCAATGTCATCAGTTGCAAAGGACGAACTTGCTCGTCGTAAAACTCAAGAAGACACCAAAGAAGGTGCTATGAAGCGTATTGCGACAACCCAATCTAATAAAGCAGATCGTATGGCTTCTACTGACAAGAAAGGTCTTGAGACATTTAAGAAGAAGGTTGATGAGATTTCAGTTAAAAAGATTTCTGATTATATTCCCAAGGCTGCCAGACAGGCCGGTACAACAGGTGTTGATGTTAAAACAAAAGATAAACGTATTGCTGGTATTTCAAGAGCGGATGATAAAGTTCGTAAGACATATGGATATGGTAATCAATCTAAGGTTGCTGCGACTGAAGATGTAAATGAAATGGGTCCACGACATACATCTTCTCCAATGAAAGACAGATTTGGTGGAGCAGTAGATTCTAAGAAGTTTGGTACATATAAAGCTCATATGAAAAAACATAATTTAGATGAACCAACTGTACGCATGATTCATAAGAATCCTGATGAAGCAGAATCGAAGCGTATGATGAAAAATCCAAAGTATGCTCAGGCTGTTTCTCTGTATAAAGATGCTCAAAGAAAAGAATCAGTAGACCTTTCTAAGATTCGTACTATGTTAGATAAGGAATAGAAGATTTGAAAAGTTTAGTTACCTATTCAGTTGAAATGGACGAACAAGAGGTCAAAGAAGCCGTAGACTTTATGGCCGAAAAAGATATTGTGTTTACAGAGAATGTCTTCAGACCAGGTTCAGAAAAGTATTTTCTTTTCTTTAATGAAGCAAGGCGCCTAATGGATATGGATATGCTTCAGGTAGAAGGTGTCAATAAAGAGATTCTGGAAACAGACATTGGTAAATTTGATATGTATGAAAATGTGAGAGTACCGCTTGATTGTCCAATGCCCTATCTAGGTGAAGAGAATCTTGGTGAAGAAGAGAAAA